AGTCCATCACCTCACGCGCGTCATCACCGTTTTCGATTTGGCGGTAAATCATGACGCAGGTTTGGCCTAGCGCGCGAAGGTCTGCCTTCTCTCGAACGATGCTAGCATACCGCTCTATGTTGGCTGACGTGGGCACGGCACTGGACAGCTCGGCTATGTAACTTGCCCCACCTACGCCGTCTAGTGCGTTGTTCTTTCTGAGTGCATTTACCAACGTGATACTGTCTATGCGTTGTCCGTCAAGGTTGGCGCGCAGCATTGCATCATAGATGGTTGCGTGCGTCTTGCTGTAAAAGACATCATCACCGTGCGGCCCAAGGTGTTCTACGGCAATCTCAAGTGTTGCGTCATCGAGCAGCACGGCACCCAATAGCGCGCGTTCTGCATCTATATCGTGTGGTGCTTCTTTACTCATTCCAACCCCTCAGACCTAAGCAGCGCATCCCGTTGTGATGCTGTGAGTTTGTGCGGTTGCGCTTTCTTCCAGTCCCGGTGCATTAACTCAAACTTGATAGCACCGCTACTGCCTACCTTGCGCAGGCTTCTAAGTGAATACAGTTGACCGCGCCAGAAGTCCGCATGCTTACTTGTGTCATCAGTGAGTACCCATGTAATCACGTCAACGATGGTCTGCTGGTCATACTTATCGATGTACACAAGCCGCGCCATACACAAACGTTCCGCATGGTATTGGGCCGTGCCGGGGCTAGACAGCTTGATTGACCGGGTTGCATGGGCTTCCTGAATCAACAAACGCAAACGAGAGAACGCATCTCGAAGTACCTGATACTTCTCAAGCGGGTCTATGTATTCTTTTTGTTCAGGCTTCTTCTTGGGCGTCTTTTTTGTTGTGGTAGCAATAGCCGGGTGCCATTGGTAGGTATCATCAACCCAAGGGTTGTGATACGAATCAGGCTCTTCCTCTTTCCACCGCAGGATATTCTTGTGCTTGCCGCGCACACCGACAATCACCAACTGCCCATTACCTGTTGTGCTTGTGGAGCCGATAAGGCCATGCATTGCCATAGTGCGCAGATGCTGTTGCACCGAAGATATAGGCAACCCAGACAGAATAGCCATGGTGTCAGGCGTGTAGTATACAGGCAGCACACTGGTTCTATTCTCTACTGCCCATACCCACAGACACACATAGAGCCATCGCGCTTCTGCGGGGAGTAAAATGAATCTCGGATCGCGCATCCATGCAGGTTCAATTTTTGCACAAACGCTTCGCACGTCAGGCATACGCTTACACAGCCTCAGTGTTGCGCTTTTCGTTGGCGTGATACCACCGCGCAAGCGTTGACAATGCCTTGTGCCGGTTTTCTTTGGGTGCAGTCTGATGAATAACAATTTTGCTGTCGCCGCGCACCTCATACGCCTGTCCAACAATGCCACCGCGCTTGGTTGTGACAACCCGGAACCCGTACCGCAATGCCGGTTTCTTGATGATGGTCTCTTCGCTGTGCTTCTTCTTCATGGTTGTTGCTCCCCTTGTTGCGCGGGGCCATGCCAAGCACAGCCCCGCACCTTGCTGCTTACTTCTTTTCCATCAGCGCGATTACTTCGCGCAACTGAGCCTCGCTCAACGCCTGATAATCGTCGTTGAAATCGTCACCAGCTACCGCACGGGCAGCACGCTCAAGTCTGGACAGCGGGGCGTTGCGCGCCAAATCCGTCAATCGATTGCGCAACCCCTCAAGCACAAGTTCATCATCCGACTTTTGCTCAACACGTGCGCGCGTCGTCCTGCGCTTCGGCGGCTCCGGCTTCGGCTCCGGCTCCGGTTGGGGTTCGGGATCGCTAACGGCCATCCGGCTCTCAAGCCCGGTTGCGCTATCGATGTGCTCATGGTGCTCATTCGTGCTAGCATCTTCGCTGTGAACTTCTTCCCATCCGGTAACATCGACAGCCAAAGAGTCATCGACCTTGTGGGGTATGGAGTAATCCGCTCCGCGCTCGGCCTCGGTATCAAGAAGGCTCGCCTTCTCCATTTCCGGGGAACACGGGAGCCACTTGTAGAGCTTGATGAACACGGTCTTTAGGGCCATCGCGTCAAAGTCCGTTACCCAAGCACTACCGGGCTTGTTCCATGCGGGCACATACATATCGCGATGCCGCACCACGTCACCCTTGCTCATTGCCTGAAACATGCTATGTCCGCCATCCAATAGAGCAACTGCGTAGTACCCAATCAACTCGCCACGGTCGCCAAACACCAGCGGCTTGTGTACCAGTCTGCTTTCGGTGCCCTTCTGATACTCAAACACGTCATTCTCGAAAACCGTTTCGGCATAGGCGGCTTTGATTCTCGGATTGCGGTATGCCAAGTCACGCAGGCCCTTATATCCAACTTGGAAGCGAACCTCATAGCAATTCGCCCTGCTGTTCCAGTACGGGATAAGGAACGCCTGCCCCCGTGCCCCATTGGGAGGAAGCGCCAACTCTGCGCAATCCATGACCGCGCGATGCCATGATTCAAGTGTGCATTCAGCGAGATGTGGCAGCCTACGCAATTGTGCAGCGGCCATTGCAACGAACCGCTCAGCGCTCATGGCGCTTGGCAACACGTTGCGCAAGCTCGCAAAGTAAGCAGGCTCAAGCAAAGACTTTTCTACTCGCACAATCGACTGACTGATTGGCACAATCTCCCGCCCTGTTGCTCTTTTGCTATTCCTCACTGTTGCCATGGGTCTATATCTCCTTAGTTTGCTTGGGCTTGGTTGTGGGCGTCGCGAACATTCGCAAGCTTGTCTTGTTCAACCGCATCAAATGCTTCTCTAAAGCGGTTCAGTTCTTCTGCCGCCGCCTTCGCCTGTTTCGCCGTGACACCCGGCATTTCATCATCGCAAATCAAAGAACCGTCAGGCTTAATGTTCGCGGTGGTCATCTTGACCCCTTCAAGTTTTTTTGTTGCGAGCGCTCTTGCATTCTCGTTGCTGAGACCCATTGCGATATAGAAGTCAAGCAAGCCAAGATAGAACCCACACTTTGCGGCCTCTGACGCGGCGAAAGCAAACGGGTTGTCATCGTCAAGCTTTTTAAGCCAATCCGGCATAGGAATTGTCATAACTTTCTTGCCGTCTTCTCCGCATGTGTCACGGTCATCGCACACGTTTGCCATGATAGTGTAACGGTATGCGTCGGCAACTATCGCAACCGTCTCTGCAATTCGCTCCCAAAACAGTTTGATGAGGTCCTTGTCATTCTTGAATGCGTCCAAGATACCCATAGCTGTGCTCCTTTTGGTTGGTTAGTTATTCGTTTGTAACCGGTTCAAACTTGCTACGCCGCAACACACGGATCTTTGTGCCACCTGTAATCTCATACGGTATCCGTGCCTTAATCAGTTCCGTCTCATTTGCTGGGTCAATCTTGAGCGAGATGCCGCGCTCTTGTGTCTTGTATGAATATCCATAGGACGATCCAACCCCAAAGGTAGAATTTCCTATAGCGGAAATGATCCGGTTTTGCGCTTCTTTCTTGCGGGCCTGTGCGTCCTTTTCGTCTTCGCACGCTTTGAGATATTGCGCATCCAGCTCATCGTATGTCGCATCAAGGTGAACCGTCTCCCCGTTGTCATCGGGGTGCAGCAGTTGCAAAGTTCGTCTCGTGCTATCGCTGTTGTCTACAGGCGGCGGCGTTCCGCAAGACATCAATACAGAGAATTCGCGAGCTTTATTAATAATCATGTCGCACACGGTTTCATTGCGTCGAATGTCTTCGCATACAAACTTGTTGCCGCCTATCAGACACGCCACACTGCCCCATGTTGTGCCGGTGCAAATCATTTGATGATGAAGTTGCAGGAGAACATCATCAGGCACGCGCTCTGAAAACTCTTGTCCTGCCCATGTGTTGCGAGACTTCAGTTCAAGAACGCCCCAAACTCCATCAGCATTGCATTGCATCCGGTCAATGGTTGCTCCCATGTACTGATAGCTTTTGTGCTGCTGGATTGTGTACGGGCCGGGATCGCAGATGATTCTTTCGCGGTGCATCGCATTAAATCTCTCTGCTATGAGAGACTCCAATGCGTGTCCCCAATAGAAGACCTCTTTCATGCGCTCTTTCCAGTCTTCATCATCGACCCCGTTCACCTTCTTACAAAACAAGGTATATGGGCTTGTGGTAGACATGCCCCACAACACCGGCGTATCCGACGCCATAACAATTTGCCGCCGCGTCGCAAGCCACTTCTCTTCTTTTCGGATCGCATTAATTAGAACCTTGTTGGAATCGGCGTACTTGCGATACTCTGACATGATTTCGCGGTTTGACTTAGACATGACACGGACTCCCGCACATTGCGTCTTCCTTCAACGCCTGAAGGTCTTCAATAGCGCTATCGTATCCCTTGGTAAACTCCCACAAGTCTCCGATGGACAGGTAATACCCGCCCTTTTCTTCAAAGGCTGTGAGCAGTTCGCCAATATATGACATGCGCATCTCGCATGCGTCCTTAAGAAGCTCCCTGATTTTCGGTTCGTCTGGTTCGCCGTTCTCAAGGGCTTCGATGTCTTGTTTGAGCAAGTCAAGCTCAACCGTCCAGTGATGCACGGTTATCCCGTCGCGCACCTGCTCCCAAATCTTCCACCTGTCTGAGTAGGGGTTGTTCGCTTGGCTGGTCATTACGATTGCTTGTCCTTTCTTCCGTTTCGGCCTTACACTCCGATTATAACACCGGTTGATACAAATTGCAAAATTGATTCTCTCCCTTGGTTATGGAACAGGGCCGGTTGCCCGGCCCCGTGGTCATTGCCTACTTCTCGTCATCGTTGTGCGCTTCGTTTGCGTCACCGATATGGTGGCCGCACGCCGCGTTGAACAGCGGCATGTCGCCCTGTATCCGCCGGTGCGCCATGTCCACATACTCGGCATTCAGTTCAATGCCCACGAATTGCCGCCCGTGCCGTAGCGCCACCATGCCCGTTGTCCCGCTACCGCAGAATGGGTCCAGAACCGTGCCGTCTTCGGGGCAACCGGCAAGGATGCACGGTTCAATCAGCTTCGGCGGAAACGTGGCAAAGTGCGCTTTGGGGAAGGAGTGGGTGGATACAGTCCAGACGGAGCGGCGGTTGCGGGTATCCTTAACAGTCATTATGCGCCCATTAGGCCGTGTTGCCATAAGCACAGGATCGGCATTGTTGTTTTTCTGGTCCCCTGTGTAATCTAAAATTTGCCCAGCGCAAGTGGCATCCTCAGCTATCGCCTCTTGATCCCAGTAGTACCGCGACCGCTTGCTCAGCAGGAAGATGTACTCATGCGCCTTGGTACAGCGGTCCTTGACGCTCTCGGGCATCGGGTTGGGCTTGTGCCAGATGATGTCTTGGCGCAAGTACCAACCGTCCGCCTGTAGCGCGAACGCCACGCGCCACGGGATGCCGACTATATCTTTGTGCTTTATGGCGGAAGAAGCGAGTGCCAACGATGCATAACTATCCCCCAAATTCAGCCACAGCGTGCCGTCGTCCTTAAGCACGCGCCGCACTTCACGAAACACGCCTACCATGCGCTCGACGTATTCCCCGGGCGTCCGCTCAAGGCCGAGCTGGCGGTCGACGCGACGGGCTCCGCACTTAGCACATACGCGGGAAGTTAGCGCAGCAACTCCATCCCTATTTCGTTGCGCCCGGTCATCAACAATACCGTCAGCTCTGCCGCTTCCATTTCTCCCTTGCTTATGGTCACATTCCGCGTCCCCGCCTTCCCATTCCCCTGTGCCGTAGTCCCGCAGCCCCCAGTACGGCGGCGAGGTGACGCACGTCTGCACGCTTTGGTCGTCCAGTTGCGCAAGGCCGTCTAGAACGTCGGCGTTTATAATGCTGTAACTACTCAACGATACCTCCGCACTTCACGCACACGCGCTTGGGCGCGTACTCGCTGGCCTTGCCCGTCGCAGTCCAGCGCCACATGTACCAGTAGCGCTGGCAGTGCGGACACCATACGTCCCACGCCGTCGTGCGCTTCATGGCGCGTCCTTAGCCGCCTGCTCGTGGCGCACGCGATAGTCATATTCAGTCGGTATGCTTATAGGAGTGAGAATTTCACCCGGCTCCCTCGGCCATGTGAGGATTATGTCACTTGAGCTTCTTCTCCGTGCATCGTCGCCAACCGGGCGCAGTAACGCCTTCACCATCGCCATATTTTCCTCATGGAATAAAGCCAAGCACTCGATAACGTTCATTACTCGCCCTCCTTCTCGCGCGCTTGCATCACCATAGAGGTGAGGCGCTCGTTTTGCTTTGCCCACGCTGCAGACCACGCTGCATCCCACGCTGCTGCATCCCGCGCTGCTGCATCCCGCGAAGCAGCCAGCGCTGCATCCCGTGCAGCATCCCGCGCAGCAGACCACGCAACAGCCTGCGCAGCCGACGCAGCAGCCGACGCAGCAGCCGATGCAGCATCCCACGCAGCATCCGACGCAGTCCACGCAGCCTTCCGCGCAGCAGCCCACGCAGAATCTAGCTCCTTGTCCGTGATTTCACCCTTGAGCCACGAGCGCTTCGCTTCGATTCCTGCCACGCTGCGTTCGTCGGGCTGCTCGACTAGAGCAAGCGCATCCTCCGCATACGCGCAAGCAAATTCGTGCAGGATGTCGGTGGCGTCCATCATCCACAGCACCGTACGGCGTCGGCCGCACAGTTTGTCTTCGTCCTCGATCACATCGCCTTCGATTTTCACGCGACATACGATAGGACCGCTGGCGTATCTCAGAGCGTCAATAAGCCGCACACTCCCGTGCATACCATTACTACACAGTGCAGGCTCACCCTCGCATTCGAGCGTCTTGCCCACCTCGACCAGCCGTCCATCGCCGTTACCAAGCCGTTTGTCTTCTGGCAGAAAATGCCATGCTAGCATAACTCACTCTCCTCTGTTTGTTGTGGGGTCCGGTTTCCCGGACCCCGTGGTTGCCTACTCCGTGTCACACGCCGCGCAGATCGGGCCGTCTGGTGTCCGACGGCCCACTACGTCATCATTGGCCGCCAGCAGTTCGCCGTGCTCGATCTGCGCCCAGGCGAAGGTCTCTCCACACCGGACGCATTCGCCGATGGTGTGGCCCATAAACTCATGGCCACACCTCCAGCAGGTCGTACCGTTCTCTGCACCCTCGTGGAGCTCATCGTCCTCGTGAATCGGGAGGTTATATCCCACGACGTCACCGTCGGCGTTCACCCAGTCATCGTCCAAGCAGGACAGCGCGTGGAATTCCTTCCCGCACAGCTCGCAGACATGCGTATTCCCGCCGCACTCACTTTCGACAGCCTCACGAAGCGCACGCGCGACGCGACGCCAAAAGACGTCATCGCCCGCGCCCGATTGGGCTGCCCGCTTATCGGCCGCGTCCGCGTGTGTGAGGATCTCATCGCGTGTCCCTTCGTATACAAGGTAGTCATCCCATTCAATGTCCGCTACTTCTTCCAACGCCGACGCCCATCTGCCTGCCAATATGGTGTGCCGGGCGTAAATCGCGACCGTAATCTCTCGTTTGTCGATGTGGTTGCTCATGTCTCTCTCTCCTCTGTTTGTTGTTGGGTCCGGTTTCCCGGACCCCGTGGTTTGCTACTCTTCGATCCTCGCTCCGGCAGCGTCAAGGGCGACGCACACGTCGGCGTCACCCGTCTCTGTGATGCCGTACCTTGCCGGGAACACAGCCAACACGGCGGCCGCCGCCTCTTCGTCATAGCGTACATATTCGGGCCAACCTTCGGCCCGGACTCGTCCTTCATCATCTATGCGGATCGATCCGAATACACGTCGGAATTCTTCAGCGAAAACGCAAGCACTCATGATTCTTTCTCCTCCGTTGTGGGGTCCGGTTGCCCGGACCCCGGTTCCGCTGGCGTCATGGTGCTGTCGCAAATTCAGGAGTACCGAATACAGCTGAATATGAGGCGCACACCGAATCGAATGGCGTTGGGGGATCCCCTGCGCGTACCACCCTCGCAGATGCCCCCACCGTATCGCCAAGGTGAAGGACGACCTGCTCTTGCCGCTCGTACGCCGCTCGCGCTGCGGCCTTGTTCACTCGTTTCCATTGCATTGCATCACCCTCCGTTGGTTGTTATGAGGGCCGGTCGCCTGGCTCCTCAATGTTGGTTATTTTCCAGCCGTTGAACATTTCCGCGCTGCCTCGATGTGTTCGCAGCCGTTCCAACGCAATCGCTCCCCGATGGGAGCAGTCTTGTCGAACGTGGAAAGGGTTGCCCCACATACGCGACAATATGCCGGAGCATATCCTTCTTGCGATTCAGATCCCCACCGTATCAGGTCATATAATTTCGTCGTCATTTCTCTTTCTCCTTTGCTGTTATGGGGTCCGGGAAACCGGACCCCGTGGTCTGCTACTCTTCGTACTTCATCGCCGCTCTAAGTGAACGCGCGACGCGACGCCAAAAGACGTCATCACCCGCGCCCGATTGGGCTGCCCGCTCATCGGCCGCGTTCGCGTCCGCGATGATCTCATCGCGCGTCCCTTCGTATACAATGTAGTCATCCGATTCGGCGTCCGTTTCGGGGTCCCAAGCCGATGCCCACCTGCCGGCCAATGTGGTGTGTTGGTCGTAGATCGCGATCGTGTGGTCGCTCATCTCTAGTTCTCCTCCTTGTGTTTGCGGAAGAAATACATCGCGTTAACAATATTCGGTCTGAATTCATCCGCAAGCCACCCGCGAACTTGCCGGTCAATAACTACCCTGTACGCATAGCCCGGAATGTTGGATGCCGGAATGAATTCCAGCTCACTCCCGGTTTCTTCGTCGACGTAGATTTTCCTGATCCTGATTGACATATCACTCCCCTTACTCCTTGCCGGATTTTTTGTCGACAGCCCGATCGTGTATTTGTTCATCTCTCTTTCTTCCGTGTTTATGGGGTACGGTTGCCCGTACCCCATGCTATTCGCGTTATTCGTTTTCGTCTTCGTCGACTTCTCCGTACGCACTTTCAATTTCGGCGTTGCAGTGGTCACACACAATAGGCTCGCCTTCGTAGTGCACATCCGCTGCAATAATGTTCCACTGTGGGTCATCGTGATCGATACTGGCAATGCTACCATTGCCGCCGTTTGCACATTCGGGACAAAGAACTCCGCCGTCCTCCAGTACGTAGAAAATGGGATAGCCCCCCGGCCACGCCCACGTAGGAAACTCCCCATTACGGGCCAGCTCTTCACGCAAGTCATGCTTGTTCATCATGTTAAGTCCCTTCCATTTCGCGTTCGCGCGCTTACTAAGCGCCATCGTCGTCAAGATACGGAGCGCATTCGTCAGTTGTTACCAAATCAGTAATCTGGCACTGCAACGCCACTGCGAGATTCATTGCGATCGGGAGGTGTCGACACGGGAATGTGTCCCGTTCGATTCTGGACAGGTGCGAATCGTCGATCCCACATTCCGCCGCCAACTCTCGTTGCAGCATCCCGGCGTTTAACCGTCTACGCCTTACCTCTCTTCCGGAAATTCGATACTTCATTACGTCTCCTTTCTCACGTCTCGCTTTCTCGCGTCTCGCTTTCTCACGTCTCGCTTTCTCACGTCTCGCTT